AAAAGGTGTTATAATTAATTATGAACAATGAACAGGAATTATATTATGTCTAAATCTCATTTCTCGAACGAAGCCCGTCAAGAGTTAGTTGTCAAACTAATTGCTAAATATGGCTCAAGTGTAACTAAAGAACAAATCGTTTCTTATTGCATTGAACACGGCTTACCTAATCCTCACTTTCTTGTCTCACGCCGAGACATTAAAAACGGAAAAATGTATATGCTAAATTTATATGACACAACAAGTGAGGTAGTTACTGTGGACGAAGAAGAAATGGCTCCTGCACTACAAGCACAAGTACTTCCTTTTAGACAAAAGCGAATGACTACAGAAATTGATAGTGTAGTTCCTGATAAAGATGATACTTATGTTCCATTTGGATTCTTCAAGCAATTGGAAATGATTTTGAAATCTAAAACATTCTACCCTGTTTTTATTACTGGTCTTTCAGGTAATGGCAAGACTACTATGGTAGAACAAGTTGCTGCTAAGTTAAAACGAGATTGTATTCGTGTTAACATTTCTGTAGAAACAGATGAAGAAGATTTGATTGGTGGTAATACATTGCAAGATGGTAATGTAATTTATCGTGAAGGTCCTGTTCTAACAGCAATGCGTCGAGGTGCTATTCTTTTGATTGACGAAATTGATCGTGGATCTAATAAATTGATGTGTCTACAAAGTGTGTTAGAAGGTAAAGCATACTTCAATAAAAAGACCGGTGAGGTTATTCGACCAACCGAAGGTTTTAATGTGATTGCTACAGCAAATACTAAAGGTCGGGGCACAGAAGATGGTCGCTTTATTGCAGCTCAGATTTTAGATGAGGCATTTCTTGAGCGTTTTCCTATTACTGTTGAACAAGAATATCCTAGCACAACTGTTGAGAAAAAGATTATCAACAATAAAATGGAATTCTATGGTAAAGTAGATGCGGAGTTTGCTGATAAGTTAATTAATTGGGCAGACATTATTCGCAAGACCTTCAAAGAAGGTGGTGTAGATGAGATTATCAGTACACGTCGTTTGGTAAATATTGTGCAAGCATATTCAATCTTTGAAGATCGAGTTGATGCAATTAATTATTGTATTAATCGTTTTGATGATGACACAAAGACAGCATTTATGGATCTTTGGACTAAAATGAATGCGCCAGTATCAGAAGTTCCAACTCCTGCACCGACATTAGATGACGAAGTCCCATTTTAAGATTTCATAATTTCTAATAAAAAGGGCACCAAGGTGCCCTACACCTATCTTTAACTATATAAATATTTTTATAAATTATTTTAAGGCTATACTATGACAAATAAAGTTGCGTTGATTACGGGCATAACTGGGCAAGACGGTTCTTATCTTGCAGAATTATTATTATCCAAAGGCTACGAAGTACATGGTATTGTGCGTCGTAGTTCTTCTATGAACACAGGTCGCATAGACCACATCTACACCAATCCAAATTTGCATTTACATTATGGCGATGTAACAGATTCACTTTCTTTAATGAATATTTTAAAGAAATATAATCCATGCGAAATCTATAATTTGGCTGCACAAAGCCATGTTGCAGTATCCTTTGAGCAACCAGAATATACTGCCATGGTTGATGGATTAGGTACACTAAAGATTTTAGAATCTGTTAGAGTATTGGGTATGGAAAAGACAACCAAAATTTATCAGGCATCTACATCTGAACTATATGGATTAGTTCAGGAAACACCGCAGAAAGAAACAACTCCATTCTATCCTAGATCACCATACGGTGTTGCTAAGTTATACGCATATTGGATTGTCAAGAACTATCGTGAATCCTATAATATGTTTTGTTGCTCAGGCATTCTTTTCAATCACGAATCTCCCCGTCGTGGATTTAATTTTGTTACGAAAAAGATTGTAAATGGTTTAGAGGCAGTAGGCGCAGGCCGCCAAGAGTGTTTAACTTTAGGTAATTTAACTGCACTACGTGATTGGGGACATGCTAAGGATTATGTCGAAGCAATGTGGTTAATGTTACAACAGGATACTCCCGATGATTATGTTATTTCAACCGGCGAACAGTATTCGGTAAAACATTTTGTGGAAAAATGTGCACCCTATTTTGCAATGAAAATTCGTTGGGAGGGTGAAGGTTTAAATGAAGTAGGTATTGATACTATTACAAATAGAATTGTTATTAGAGTTGATCCTAAATATTTCAGACCTGCAGAAGTTCAAACGTTATTAGGTGATTCTTCAAAAGCTAGACGTGTACTAGGTTGGGCTCCTAAACATACATTCGACAATTTAGTTGAAGATATGTGTATTAATTTTAATTGAGGTTTATATGGAAAAGAATAGTAAAGTATTTGTAGCGGGACATCGAGGATTGGTTGGATCTGCTATTGTTAGAAAATTACAAGAAGAAGGTTATACAAATCTTGTTCTAAGAACAAAGTTGGAATTAGATCTTAGAGAACAAACTGCAGTAAAAGACTTCTTTGCTACAGAAAAACCTGAGTATGTATTCTTAGCTGCAGCTACAGTTGGGGGGATTAATTGGAACTGGACTAATCCTGCAGATTTTATGTATGATAATCTAATGATTCAGACAAACGTCATAGAAGCCGCATACCGTAATGGTACTAAGAAATTCCAATTTTTAGGTTCTGCTTGTATATATCCAAAGATTACCCCTCAACCAATTCGCGAAGAATACATGTTGACTGGATTATTAGAACCATCTAATGAGGGATATGCATTGGCAAAGATTGCAGGCTTACGTATGTGTGAGTATTATAGACGTCAACATGGTTTCAATGCTATTAGTTTAATGCCAGCAAATCTTTATGGACCAAATGATAATTTTATCACAGAACAAGGTCACGTTATTCCTGGTATTATTACTAAGATGTATAATGCTATGAAGAATGGTGAGGATAGTATTGAATGCTGGGGAGACGGAACACCTACGAGGGAATTTTTATATGTAGATGATCTAGCGGATGCCTGTTTCTGGTTAATGCAAAACTACGATGGGAAAGAATTCGTAAATGTAGGAAGCGATGAGGAACTTACTATTGAAGAATTAGTAAACAAACTTAAGAAAGAGTCCGGATTCAAAGGTAAAATTATCTGGAATAAAGATAAACCAAATGGTACTCCAAGACGAAAAATGGATAATAGTAAATTAAAAAGTCTTGGTTGGAACTCGAAAGTTAATTTTGACGAAGGGATAAAGCGAACTATTGCATGGTATAAAAAAGAAAAGGGATTATTATGAGATGGCCCTTGATGGGGGAAACCATCACCGTTGCTGATAGATTGAAAATGGCATGGTTTACGCTAACAGCAAAGAAATTTACTTTTGGTGAAAAGGTAAAGAAATTCGAAAAAGAATGGAGTGAATGGATTCATCACAAAAATGAAACGTATTCTCTATACGTTTCTTCAGGTAGTACTGCAAACTTTTTGCTTGTTGCTGGAGTGATGGAATTATATGGTATCAAGAAAGGGGATAAGGTATTATTGCCTGCTTGCACATGGATGACAAATGTTGCTCCTATTATTCAGTTAGGGCTTACTCCAGTATTTTGCGATATTAATTTAGATAACTTTAGTTTCGATTTAGATGAAGCAAGAAAGATAGCAAAGAATCATGATATTAAAATGATCTTTATTACTCATCTCTTAGGATTCTCTGCAGATAATGAAGCACTTCAAAAGATATTCAAGAGAGCTATCATCATAGATGACGTATGTGAGTCTCATGGCTGTACAGATATGATTGGTAACAAGAGAGGTTCTAATAGTATAGGTGCCACATTTAGTTTTTATTTTGGGCATCATATGTCTACAATCGAAGGTGGCATGATTACCACAAAGAATAAAGACTTATATGATTTAATGAAGGTCAAGCGTAGCCATGGCATGGCAAGAGAGTCTACAAAATTTAAAGACTACGCAGATCTATATCCTGAGATTGATAAGCAATTCCTATTTATAACAGATGGTTATAATTTTAGAAACCATGAGATTTGCGCAGTATTAGGTTCCTCGCAGTTAAAGCGTTTGGATAAAATGATTGAAATTAGAAATAGAAATCATGATATTTTTACTAGTATCATTGACAAATATCCTAATCTATTTTATAATATTAAAAATTCGACGACCAATAGTAGTTTCTGTTTACCCTTCATTTGTAAGTCTAAAGGTATTATGTTGGCAATGAAAGAAACATTTGCTGAAAATGGTATTGAATATAGGCCGGTAGTTGCAGGTAATTTATTGGCTCAACCTTTTCTGAAAGATTATAAAATCGAAACAGATAAAGAAAGAACAAATGCAGATCTAGTACATTCGCAGGGCGTGTACATTGGTAATAGTCATTTTGTGACTATTAAAGATATGGAATTCTTAAAACAAGTAGTGGAGAAAATAGATGCCAAATTTAGGTAGTAGTATTGAGGCAGTTATTGAAAGGACTGTTAAGCGAGTATTGACAACGGGAGGATTGCCTGATTCTACCTATGTTGAAACAGATAACCTAGGTGAAGTAATTGAAAAACTTGCAATTATTCATATTCGTATGTGGATGTTAGAAGATGCTATTCAAGCAGCAAAAACAGATGCCGAGATTGCAGACTTAAAACGCAAATGTGATATTTGCTTTAAAGTAAAACGCCCTCGATATGTACAAGCAATCAATCTAATGGTTGATACCGCAATCAAGCAAAATAGATCCTTAATTGAGGATTCTGTCAAATTATATAAGGGCGTAGATAATGTCTAAAATTGTTTTCTTTAATCATTTCCATCGAGAAGATCTGCACACGAATAAGGAATACGTTCGTCAAATTATGCAAGAGTTGCCTGATTTAGAGTACGAGTATCTGCATTCGAATCCCGAAAAATTACTATTGGATTTGGATATCCCGACAATAGGTACACCTGATCATTTAGATAAAAATACTGTGTGCTATCAGGATGAGGATATTCTGTATATTAATACCTGGGTTGCTGCTAATTGGGATATATTTTGTAAGCACGGTGGAATTAATATGCACACCATGCACGAACAATGGGGCATTATTTTTGAAACTATAAATGAGTTTTTCGATACTAGTATTAAATTAAAAACAAAAGAAGAATATTTGCCCCGTATTGATTATAGTTTATTTGATATTAAAAATATTGATACCTATATAGAATCAAATCCCACTGATCGTAAAGTATTAGTATGTAATAATGTGCCCCAGTCTGGTCAATCATTAACATCCAATCTTTCAGAATTTATTAAGGATGCCGCAAAAAAATATCCCGATACGCAATTTATCTGTACTAATGAGTTTGATATTGATACGCTGGACAATATATTATTTACTAATGATATTGTTTCTGTTAAAGGATGTGACCTACAAGAAATATCATATCTAAGTACTTTCTGCGATGTGATCATTGGAAAAAATTCTGGGCCATATGTGTTTTGCGAAACATACGATAATTATATGAATGATAATAAACGATTCCTATCATTCAATACTAAACATCACGAGTATACTGATATTAAAGAGACTATGTCTAATGGACTTGACATTAAATGTAAATACTTAACAGTTCCAATTATAGATGTGAAATCTCCAACCTTTGACGATATCAAAAATATAACCAACGCATTTAATACTATATTATCATGAAAAAAATTAAACTAGGTTTTGCTGATACTCACGAACATATATCGCAATTCTTTCATAGTCTATTAGCAAATAGATTTGATGTAGAAATAGATAACGAAAATCCTGATTATTTGATCTTTGGTGATAGTAATTTTGGGGTAAATAATAAAAAATTTAGTAAATCGGATTGCGTTAAGATTTTCTATACAGGTGAGAATCAAAGACCAGATAATTATGATTGCCACTATGCAATTACGTTTGATCATAACTATAGTAATTGGCATTTCCGCCTACCGTTGTTTGTAGTTTATATGTGGGCATTGGATGCTATTCATAACACGGGGCATGGATATTATCATATTCTCGGCGAGCATAATCCCATTCTAAAAACAGATTTCTGTTCTTTTGTTGTTAGCAATCCCGGATGCGAAGAGCGTAATGAATTCTTCACAGAATTGAATAAGGTAAAGAAGGTAGATAGCGGGGGATCCTTATACAATAATATTGGTGGTAAGTTAGATGGAGAACTTGCTAAGATTAATTTCTTGGCTAAGCGGAAATTTAATATATGCTTTGAGTCTGGTTCTTATCCCGGCTATGCCACAGAGAAAATTCTCCACGCTTATTATGCAAGAACAATTCCTATCTATTGGGGCAGTCCTACAATAGCATCAGACTTTAACATCCAGTCCTTCATCAATGTTCATGATTTCAATAACCATGAAGAAGTAATTGATTTTGTAATGAGATTAGATTCGGATGAGGATCTATATAATAGAGTAATATCCGCGCCTCCTTTAGCAGCAGGCATTCCTAGGGATTATATGATCTTGAACAATTTATTAAATTGGTTTGAGTCTGTAGTTTATAACAAACAAGATATGAGAGAATAATGAAAATAATCACATTTATATTTAATTGGCGTGGACAATATGAAAAGACAGTTGAAAAAGTAAAACAACTTAAAGGCATAGGGATTGAACCTATCGTAATTAATAGTGACGACGAACACAATGATTCAGATTGGCATAACATAGGCGAGGATAGTTATTTCACTGCGCAATTCATGAAGGCAATAGAATTGTTTAAAGAATTGAAGGGTGATGTATTATTTCATATTCAGGGCGATGCATCCTACACTAATTGGGAACAGTTATATACAGATGCTGAAAAATATTTTAATATCTATGGATGGGGCATTTATGCACCTAATGTGGATTATACTTGGTATGATTCTTCTAAGGTAGATTTACAGTTTGACTTAGAAGAACCTAATCTGAAGATTGTATCTAATCCGGATTGTACTTGTTGGTTTATACATAAAGATATTTTAGAAATTGCTGAAGAAAAGAATGTGGATTTTACTCCATATAAAATGGGATGGAGTTTCGATATAATTTATACTGCGATTAGTTTTATGAATCAAAGACCAGTTATTCGTGATTATGCTCATACTATTGACCATCCTAAAGTAACAAATTATAATAAAGACCAAGCTGAAAAAGAAATGTATACTTTCTATGAAACATTATCTGATGACATAAAAGAAGCGTTTGCTTATATTAAACAAGATAAAGATCAATTACTAAACTATTATGCTTAAAAACTTCTTTGAGGTTAATGATTTAATTTCAGAAAAATTGCAATCAAATGAACCTTTCTCATTATTACGTCTAGATAATAGTGCGGGATATGTTCTACAAAATCTGTTTAACAACACTAGTATATCCTCACAATTCTTTAATAATACTGCTCTTTCTTTTGAGGGTGGGATAACTCCAGGTACAACTGACTATTATATAGATACCATTGTTCCTATGTTAACACAATCCATGAAGGAATGTGATATACTAGGATTTGTTGATATGTCATTAGCCATACAAAATGATACTAACTTTACTAAAACATTCGGCGAAAAGCCTATGTTCTTTGGACATGATAGTCTCATGGTTTTGGATCCTATCGGTGTTCTAAGAGGCGGGTTATGTGGAACATTTAAGGTTGAAACACCCTGGACAAAGTATTTAAAGAATAAAAAAGTATTAGTTATATCTACGCATTGTGAAACTATTAAATCTCAATGGCAACAGATTGATAAAATATGGGGAGACAATTTAGATTTAGTTGCACCGTTTGATTTAGTAGGTTGTATTCGTTCACCATACCATCCTTTAATCGATGACAGACAATATCCTGGTTGCGAGACGTGGGACCAAAATGTAGAATATATAAAAAATGAAATTGATAAGTATGACTATGATGTTTTAATTTCGGGTGTAACAACATCCTCTCCTTTATATGCGGAACATGCTAAAAAACGAGGCAAGGTAGGTATACAAACTGGGGGTGTGCATCAGTTATTCTTCGGCATATTAGGATATCGTTGGTCGCCCGAGGCAAATAATGGTTATAGAGTATGGGCAGAATACTACAACGAACATTGGAAATATCCTCTTAAAGAAGATGAGGCAAGGAATAGAAATCAAGTAAAACATTTGGAAGGCAATTATGCCTATTGGAAACCATGAATAAACAAGACATCATTAACGGAGTAGCTGCATATTTCCAGAACAAGGCAGCAAATAAGACATGGACTGCCGGCAAGGATTTTGTAAATTATGCTGGTCCATATTTTGACGAGCATGAGTATTTGTCTGTTATAGATACTTTACTTGATGGTTGGTTAGTTATGGGAGACAAGTCATTAAAGTTTGAGAAAGAATTTCCTAAGCAGTTTGGTAAAGAACATGGTATCTTAACAAACTCAGGATCAAGTTCTAATTTACTTATGATGGCTACATTAACTTCTAAAAGAGGTTATAACTTACCTAAGGGTACTAAAGTACTAATGCCTATCGCAGGTTTTCCTACAACACTAAACCCTACATTACAACTAGGCTTTGAGCCTATCTTTTTAGATATTGAATTAGATACACTTAATTTAGATTTAACTAAAGCAGAAGAACTAATTAAGCAACATAATATTAAAGTAATTACATTCGCGCATGTATTAGGTAATCCTCCTAATATGAAATGGGTTATGGAATTAGTTAAAAAGTATGATCTGATATTATTGGAAGATTGTTGCGATGCTTTAGGTAGTACATACGAGGGAAAACCATTAGGCTCATATGGCGAAATGTCATCCTGTTCTTTTTATCCTGCGCACCATATGACAATGGGTGAGGGTGGTTTCGTAGCATGTAAAACTTATGAGACAGAGGTTATTGCTAGATCATTTAGAGAATGGGGTAGAGGTTGTTATTGTGTAGGCCCCGAGGCAAACAAACTAAAGTGTGGTACCTGTGGTAAACGATTCCAAGAATGGATCCCAACAATGCCTGGTGAAATATTTGACCACAAATATGTGTATGATGAGATTGGTTATAATTTAAAACCAATTGAAATGCAAGGCGCAATGGGATTGGTTCAATTAGAAAAATTAGATCAGATACATTTTCTGCGAAGACGCAACTATAAATTATTGTTTGATATCTATAGTAAGTATGAAGAATATTTCCACTTACCTAGACCACAAGAATATTCTGATCCTAGTTGGTTTGCATTTCCTTTAACTATTCGTAAAGGTTCTCCTTTTACAAGAAGCGATATTGTAGACTATTTGGAAGAAAACTTAATTCAAACAAGACCATACTTTGCTGGAAACATTATGTTGCAACCGGCATATTCTCATATTATGGATCCTGCAGATGCTAAAGCAAATTTCCCTGTGGCAACAATGGTTATGACAAATACTTATTTTCATGGAACAAGCCCTGTTATAACTCCAGAACAAATTGAGTATATCGGATCGAAGGTTGATGGTTTTATGAGTCTATATTTATAAAGGAACGACAATGAAAGTTAGTGATTATATATCGAAATTTCTTAAAGATAAAGGGGTTGACCTTGTATTTGCAATTACAGGTTCGGGTAGTATTAGGTTAATTCAAAGTATCAGTGATGCTGGTATTAATTATGTATGCCCACATATAGAACAAGCGGGTATCATGGCATCGTTGACATATATGCGTAGTAGTAATAAACCCGCGGTGATGATGGTAACAGGTGGTCCGGGGGCAACTAACACAATTATAGCATTGGCAGATGCCCATCTAGATAGTTTACCATTATTTGTGTTTGCTGGGCAAGAAAATTCAGAATACGTAAACCCACCTAATCAAATGCGAGGCAAAGGTGTGCAGGGGTTAGACATGGTTAATGTAACTAAAACTCTCACAAAATATAGTACAATGTTAACCAATCCAAACGACATACGCTATGTTTTGGAAAAGGCATTTTATGAAGCATATAGTGGTCGCCCTGGGCCAGTTTGGATAGATATACCTCAGGATATTCAATGGGCGCAAGTAGATCCTGAAAAATTAAATGGGTTTGTTCCGCCGCATCCAGCAAATATTGATATGACTGAGCAGGCAGCCGCAACCATTGAGTTAATTAAAAATGCTAAACGACCTTTACTATGGGTCGGGCACGGTATTCGATTAAGCGGTGCAGAACAAACGTTTCGCAAACTATTAGAAACATTAGGAGTTCCTGCATTAGTAACTTGGCAAGCAGCAGATCTAGTTCCCGATGATCATCCTTTGTTTGTTGGTCGTGCAGGCACATATGGCCAGCGTTTTGGTAATCTAGCTTTGCAAAATTGCGATTTACTAATTACACTTGGCACCAGAGTTGCATTACCGCAACGTGGGTTTAATGATCAATATTTTGCAAGAGCAGCTAAAAAAGTTATTGTAGAAATAGATCCAGTTGAATTAGCAAAATTTAAATTTGATATTGATATTCCTGTGCTAGGTAATGTATCAGACTTTATAGATGCCATGTCTACCGAGTTAAATAAAACAACAGTTGACCATACGCAATTTGATGAATGGAAACAAATATATAAACGCTGGCAAACAAAATATCCAATGGCTACTCCGCCGTTTGATTTGGATGAAGAAGGAATTAATAGTTATTGGTTTATTGAACAACTAAGCAAATACTTAGAAAAAGATCATGTGATTGTAACTGACATGGGCACGAGTTTAACTTGCACCCATGCTGGAATTAAACTCAAAGAAGGTCAGCGAATAATGACCAGCACGGGCCTAGGCGAGATGGGTTTTGGATTGCCTGGTGCTATTGGAGCAAAATTAGGTTATCCCAACCGGCCAGTAGTATTGATTGTAGGTGAAGGCAGTTTGATGATGAATTTGCAAGAATTACAAACAATGAAAAACCTAGGATTGGATATTAAGATATTCATAATCAATAATAACGGATACTTAACAATTAAGCATACACATAATGCACTATACAAAAGCAATGGCGAGGCCAGCGCATGTGGTCGCAATTCGGGTGTTACCTTCCCAGACTTTGAATTGGTGAGTCAAGCATTTGGGTTTGAATTTACAAGAATAAAAACTGCTAGAAATCTGGATCAATGGATACAAGATGTGTTGTCACATACGGGACCACTAGTTGCTGAATTTGCTATGAAGGAATTTCAAGAATTAATTCCAAAGAGTGCAGTAAAAGTTCGACCAGACGGTACCGCATATAGTGGACCGTTAGAAGATCTTTATCCGTTTTTGAGCGAAGAAGAACTTGAAGCAGAAATGCTAATACCCTTAATCAAAGACCTATAATACATGTATCAAATTAACCATTGTCCCGCTTGCCATAATTCTGATATAATCATACAACCGGCTAGATTAGCAAGATTTGTAGCCTGGCGAGCATTAGACACACCCGTGGACGCAGATATTACTGTTCAAGGATTACAATGTCCCGCTTGTTCGTTTGTAGGATCCGTGGATAGATTCACTGCTATCGAAGAAACAAACCTATATGCAAATTATCGAGGCGATGAGTATAACAGAGTACGAAATATATGTGAGCCTTCATACCAAATGAATGCAGAATTTATTGAAGATCAATCTTATTATGACAATAGAAAAATTGGTATCACTACATTAATTGAACGTCAAATTGATATAGGCAATATTGGTACTGTATTAGATTATGGCGGTGACACCGGCTCAATGATACCCGAATATTTTGCCCATGCACAAAAATATGTATATGATATTAGCAATGTTCCCGCGGTGGATGGCGTGTTAAAATATGATGGTACAATTAAAACTTTTGATTTTTTAATGTGTTGTCATGTGTTAGAACACAAGCCGAATCCCGATGATATATTAAATGATATAAAACAATATATTGATAAAGATTCATGGATTTATATCGAAGTCCCAAATAACCCGAATGCTTATATTGGAACTTTTCATGAACATATTAATTTTTTCAATATTGAATCTATATCGGCATTGTTGAAAAGAAATGGATTTAAAATTATAGATGTTTTTGAATATGGATTTGACTTAGGCATCCCTGCTCATAAAAATAATCTATGCGTATTAACTAAACTAGAAAAAGATATATGAAGAAAATACTTATTTTAGGTGCAGGTGGATTTATAGGTTCATACCTAGCAGAAAAATTAACAGCTGATAATATAGTAATGTCTATAATTAAACCCGGCATAGATGTAACTGATGCGGATGCCGTAAGAAATATGTTGGAACAATCCCAACCAGATTTTGTTATAAATTGCATATCATACGGAGGTAATCAAGATATTACTAGTAGAGATCCCGGCATAGTTGCTAAAAATTTAGCAATGTATTATAACTTTAAATGTAATTCTGATCTATTCGGAAAATATATTAATATCGGGTCTGGAGTAGAAGCAGATAATAATAACAATAGTGCATATGCTGTATCTAAAAGAATGATTACTAAAGATTTGGATTATAATAAATTTACTAATCTTAGATTATATGGATGCTTTGGTTCGCATGAAAGAGATAGTAGATTGTTGAAAAGATTCTTAGCAACAGATGGGCCTTTTATTTTAAAGGATGATAGAGAATTTGATTACATTTCTATAAGTGATTTTTATAGAATTATAAGATATGTATTAACTAACAATACATATAGAAGTATGAATTGTGTATACTATAAGAAAAGAACACTAAGTGAATTTTTGAGATTATTCTGCGACATAAATAATATAGATAAAGAAGTTATAGTTGAATCTACAAGTAATAATTCTTATACTGGAGAATCATCTACTCTTGATATAATGCAAAGTCAAGGTTTAGAACTATATGGTATTATGCACGGACTGAAAGAATATATGCAATGAAGATACTTTATGTTACAGGATGTTTAGGGTTTATAGGTTACCATGTAACTAAAAAGTTCCTAGATGAAGGTCACTATGTTTATGGTATAGATAGTAAAACGTATGCTAGTAATAAAGATTTTCTTTATGAATTACTAGAATATAAAAATTTTACATTTGACGGATGCGATATAAACGATATCGACCGCTTGGTCGATTGTGACTATTTTATTAATACTGCCGCGGAAACTCATGTAGACAATAGTATTGTCAGCTCAGATGTTTTTCTGCGTAGCAACATCAACGGAGTTCATAAGATATTAGAACTCATCAAACAAAAACCAAAATCAATAAGACCAACATTCCTACACTTTAGTACAGATGAAGTATACGGTGACTTGGTTTCTGGTTTTCACACTGAAATAGATTTATTAAAACCAAGCAATCCATATTCTGCAACTAAAGCTGCCGCAGATATGTTAGTTATTGCTTGGGCAAGAACATATGATATTCCTTACATAATTGTTAGACCAACAAACAATTATGGCATAGGGCAATATGTAGAGAAATTTATTCCAAAAGCCTGCAAGAATTTATCTTTAGGTAAACCAATTGTAATGCACGATAACGGCAATCCTGTTAGAACATGGCTCCATGTTTCGGATACAGCAAACGCAGTCTTTGTACTTGTGTTAATGAATATTAAGAATGAGATCTTTAATATCTCAGGAAATTATGAGGAAAAGAATATAGTTATTGCAAGAAAAATTATAGATAATTACTTTGATCATACTGTAGATTATGATAAGTATATGGATTTTTCAGAAAAGCGCCAAGGTCAAGATGTACGATATGCTATAGGTGATAGTAAGTTACGAAATTTAGGTTGGTCTTGCAGAGCAGATTTTGATACAGGGCTAAAAGAAATTGTAGAATGGCATAAAGAAAATTTTGTTTGGTAAAATATGAAAATAGTTTCGACATCTGAATGGGGAAGCAACCCGCGGTATATAAATGGTGCAATAAGACAATACGAATTAACTAAGGAATTTTATCCTAATTGGACTTTTCGTATTTACACCGACGACAAAAGCAAATATAATAAGGCAATGCCCGATGCGGAAATTATAGAGATTAAAGATAATAGTCATGGAGTATTCTGGAGATTTTTACCTCTATTTGAATCTGAGGACAATATTGTAATTGTTCGAGATGCCGATGGAAGAATAACATTACGAGAACAGATGGCAGTTCAGGAATGGTTAGAGTCTAATAATTCATTTCATATATTTAGAGATCATGAAGCACATTACGAGTTTCCTATTATTGCGTGTGCATTTGGATTGAAGGGAAAATTACCCGAAGACCTTAAGGATATAATGAGTAAGTTTATGTATAATACTAATTATTATACTAACGATCAAGTGTATCTAAGAGATTATATTTTTCCCTATGTGAAATCCGATACTATGATCCATAGCATGAAAGAAGGATGGTTTGGAGAAACAAGATTAAAATTAAAGAATAAATATTCTTTTTGTGGTAATGGATATGATGAATTTGATATGCCTCTATATCCTGCATCCATGGAAGAATTAAATAGGTTCGATCAAAAGAACTTATCAGAATCTGTAAAGTTTGATAAAGGAATAATGAGCAATATGAAAGCATATTTTATAATACCCGTATATAATAAAGAAAATTTAATAGGAGAAGTTATTGGTGGAATACACAAATCTGTAAGTGAGCAGATGCCATATGAAATAATTTTTATTATAGATGGTTGCACAGATGGAACAGAAGCAATTCTAAAAAAATATATTGCAGAAAACTCTTTAGAAAATAATGTAACATTATTATATCAAAATGATGTACATGAGATTACATCTTTAAATACTGGTCTTGAATATATTAGAGATAAGTGTCATCCTAATCCTGAGGATTTAATTTTTACAGTACAAGATGACGTTATACTTAAAGAGGATAATATAGATTTAATCTTTAAAAATCTTTTTGAAGCATATACTGATCTAGGTTATATTAGTTGTAGACTAGGTTGTAATTTACATTCTTCGGGGTCAAGCATTAGCGAGTATAATTTCTTTGAATCTGAGTTTGGTCATTGGAAAAGCATGGGGGCAAGTGCACCTCCGTATACAGAAGTTAAGTATAACGAGTTCGTAATAACAGAAATAGTTATTCGTAGCCCAACTTGCATACAATGGAAGAGATATGTTGAGGTAGGCTTTTATAATATGGATCTTGCTCCGTGTGGTTTCGATTGCCATGATATGAGTATTAGAATGAATATGCAGGGATACAAAAATGGTGTGTATGCGTTAAAGTATAAGAGCGATGTAGATTGGGGTTCTACAAGAACAAAATCTGAAACTACAGTTAATTCGAGAATTGGAGAAATTTACGAACGCAACAAGGCTTATATTGCTAGAACATACAAACAATATTTTGAAAGTAAATAATATGAGCACAATTATTTTAGGTGGAAGCGGGTTCTTGGGTCCGCAAATTTTAAAAAAATATCCTGACATTATTTCTGTTGGTAGAACAAACCCCGATACTGCAGTGCATCATGTAGATTGTCCAAGTGTAGATCACTTACCTGAAGTATTAGATAAATTAGACTTTGATAAAGTTATAATGATGATTGGTAATTCTAATCATACTATTCTTAATACAGAAAAACCGTATCATATTGAAGCCATGGAAAAGAATGTGATTCCGTTAACAAAGATATTTACATACTTTAAACAACGACCGATTAAAAAGCTTATTAGTTTTAGTTCTATTTTATTGTATGATCGTAGTCAAATGGTGTTGCCTGTACATGAACATCAACCAATAAACCCATATCAAAATAACTATGTTTTCAGTAAATATTTAGGAGAGGAAGTCGCAAAATTTTATTCCTCTGTTCCTAATATTACTGTTAGATTAACTAATATCTATGGACCATCTACTGCTTTGGATAGACCAGATTTGGTTAATCAATTAGTTGAAGGATTGGTATTTAAGAAGAAAGCCCAGGTATTAAATTTATTACCTCAAAGAGATTTTATCTACACCAAAGATGCATCTGAAGCAATTGTTAAATTATTAGATACTGACTATACAGGACCCGTTAATGTTGCAGCAGGTCAAATCCATTCCGTAGGTGATATTGTAAAAATATTAGAAGATGAATCTAAAATAAAAATTGAAGTCTTAAATGGTGCAGCAACAGGACATATGAAATTTGTTGCTGATAATAGTTTGTTGAAAAGTCTAATAGATTGGGAACCCAAATATAATCTTGATACTGGCTTAAGAGAAACTTATAGAAAAATGTGTGAGATGTATAGATAAGTAAGGATTTATAATGAGTAAGAAGGTGACAGTAATCACTCCTACAACAGGATCAGATTATCTAAAACAAAATGTGGATTCTGTATTAAAACAGACATACGAAAATGTAGAGCATCTTATTGTTATTGATGGTCCTGAGTTTCAAGCTAAGGCATTTAAACAGTTAGATATACAAGAAGTATCTGCAACAGTAGTTACATTACCACACAATACCGGACATAGTCAATATAATGGTCATAGAATATATGGGGCATTTCCATATCTAATTGATTCTGATTATGTAATGTTTTTAGATGAGGATAATTATATTGATCTTGCACATATAGAAACACTAGTTAAAGTTTGTGAAACTAATGATTGGGCATTCTCATTAAGAAAAATTGTGGATAAAGATAGTAAGTATGTTTGTCTCGATGATTGTGAGAATTTAGGTAAATGGCCTACATGCTTAGGTGCGCAAGAATACTTTGTTGATGTAGGCGCATACTTTTTACCTACATCTATCGCAATACAAATATCTCCTTTATGGTATCGAAGAGCAAGGCACCCCGACGATCAACCAGAAGTAGATCGTGTGATAATGCAAGTATTACGTGAACATGAATTTACGTATGATACCAACGGAATATATTCGTTGAATTATAGAGTTGGTAATAGAAAAGATTCAGTTCAAGCTGACTTTTTTATATGGGGCAATAGCGTGATGGAAAAGAAATTTAAGGATGGATACCCATGGAGAAAGAAATAAACTACAAATACAATGAAGGTGAACTCATAAAAGAGTTTAAAGGATACATCGATGCCACTTACGGCGAACATTATTCGATGAATAAATTTCAGGCAACTGAATTTATTATTGATAATGGTCACGGTGTCGGATTTACCGCAGGAAACGTAATGAAATATGTTCAAAGATACGGAAAGAAAGCCGGAAGGAATAGACAAGACATACTAAAGGTGTTACACTATAGCATGATGTTATTATATGTACATGACATTGAAACCAAGGAGTTAAATAATGCAGATCAGTAAAGAGACAATTGATATCCTGAAGAATTTTGCTAGTATTAATAGCAATATTCTAATCCGCAAGGGTAAGGTATTATCCACAATTAGCACAGCTAAAAACATTTATGCGAGAGCAGAAGTTGCTGAGGACTTTCCAGAGGAAGTTGCAGTATATGATTTGAATTCGTTGTTAGCTTTGCTAACACTGATGGAAAGTCAAACTGTAGATTTTGGTGAAAAGAGCTTGACCATGTCGAAAGACAATGGCAAGTTTGAATACTTTTATTCTGCACCGAACGTAATTGTAGCAGCACCTGCTAAGGAAATCGAAATAGATTCACACTATGAATTTAAATTGACAGCAGAAGATGTTAATATGATTATGAAAGCGGCGGCTATTACAGGAGCCCCTACAATCACAATCTCGAGTAAAGGTGAGAATGTTACATTAACTATCGGTGATAAGAAAAATGACACTGCAAATACCTATAAGAAAATTATTGGTAAGAGCGAGCATTCTTTCGATTGCCATATGGCAGTAGAGAATTTTAAGATTGTCCCGGATGCGTACAATGTTACAATTTCGAAAAAGAAAGCATTCCAATTTAAACACGCAACAAAGCCATTGGGATATTTTATCGCAATGGAACCTGATTCGGTGGTGTAATATGCAAGAAAATTTTTATGTACCAAGACGTGAGTATATTGCTGTACTTCAGAATGAAGTAGAAACTTTAAAGCGTTATTACTACAAACCGATGGAAGAAGGCACAGGACATTTTAATACAACAATAAGTGTATTAGAGCAACGTATTAACGAACTTAATACTGTCCGAGATGCAACAACAGCTTGAAATTGAATTCTTCTATCCTCTGACGGAGCAAATTCCGTTAGAGTTAGATTTTAAACTCTGTTTAGATTACGAGGAACGTAAGAGAAAAGAATCTCTATATACGGGTAATCGAATTATAATGTGATTTTAGTATTAGAAGGTGAGAATGTATTATGGAAAGAAAAGAGGGAGAATTTCTTTGGGTAGAGGCTTATAGACCTAGAACAATCGCAGACTGTATCTTACCCGCGGATCAAAAGCGCATCTTTCATGAGATGTTGTCTAAGGGTGAGATTCAGAACATGCTATTATGCGGTGGTGCTGGTATGGGCAAGACCACAGTTGCCCGAGCATTGTGTGAAGAACTGGAAACAGATTATATCATCATTAACGGATCAGAAGAATCTGGTATTGATGTTCTTCGTACAAAGATTAAACAGTTTGCATCTACTGTATCATTTAGTGGCAAGCCAAAGGTTGTAATTTTAGACGAGGCAGATTATCTAAATCCTAATTCTACACAACCTGCATTGAGAGCATTTATAGAAGAGTTCTCATCTAATTGTAGGTTTATTCTTACTTGTAACTTTAAGAATAGAATCATTCCTCCGCTTCATTCTCGTACTGCAGTAATTGAATTTAAATTACCTAAAGCGGATAAGCCTAAGATTGCGGCAGCATTCTTCAAGCGTGTTACCGAGATTATGTCTATCGAAAAGATTGAGGCAGACGGTAAAGTAATCGCAAAGGTAATCGAAAAACACTTCCCCGATTATAGACGTGTTCTAAATGAATTGCAGAGATACTCAGCCTCAGGTAAAATTGACGAAGGCATCTTTGTTAATCTAGGCGAATCCAATATGCAAGAACTAGTCTCATCTTTAAAAGATGGGGATTGGAAAAAGATGCGTACGTGGGTTGTAAATAATATTGACAATGATCCTGGGACTATCTTTAGAAAGTTATACGATACGTTAACAGATCAAGTTAAACAAGTACCGCAGTTAATTTTACTACTTGCTGATTATCAGTATAAGGCAGCATTTTGCGCAGATCAAGAAATTAATCTTGTAGCATGTCTAACTGAGATTATGGCAGCAGTAGAATTTAAATGATGGATTATATTAAACCAACCTTTGAATGGATAAAAGATGACTGGCGCACTCACGCTAATAGGTTTATGTTGGAGTGTCTTGCTTGGGGTATATCTATTGGGTGTTCTATCACAATGGCACTTACGGTTCCCAATCCTCCTTTACTTATACTATATCCTATCTGGATTAGTGGTTGTGCTATCTATGCTTGGTGCGCTTATAGTAGGAAATCATTTGGTATGTTGGCTAACTACTTATTGTTAGTTGCAATAGATACCGTTGGATTAATTAGGATGGTGCTATGAGTTTGTTTGGAGAACCTGTAGCAAAAATAGAGGAAGTTCCTTATAAGGCTCCTGCGATTTCACCTTTTGATTTTATCAATGCAATACATCATAGTAAGGAAAATTTAATAGTCGACGATTGGTCCGAGAAACAGTATAACCCCTGGATCATTAATAAAGGGTTATCCTATGGACCAGATACAGTAATCCCCGCCAATGAAATGAACTCTCGTCCTCATTTGGATAAGATCCTTCAATTTCACTTTCTTATAAATATTATTAGGCCTAAGAAGAGATTCAATAAATGGATCAAGGCTGAGAAAATCAATGATTTGGAAGTTATAAAAGAATACTATGGCTACAGCACAGAAAAAGCTAAGCAAGTACTCCCGCTTCTAGATGACAAGATTATTGACGATATGAAAAGAAAAATAACAAAAGGTGGTAGGAATGAGTACTGACATGATAAGTATTGACTTCCCGGGATATAAACCCTTAGAAGTAATACTCACAGAACCCGACGATTTTTTAAAGGTAAGAGAAACTCTAACACGGATAGGTGTGGCTTCTAGAAAAGATAAAACACTATTTCAATCTTGCCATATACTGCATAAACAAGGTCATTATTTTATAGTTCATTTTAAAGAGCTCTTTGCCTTAGATGGAAAGACCGCTGATCTATCAGATAACGATTTACAAAGAAGAAACACCATTGCTAAGTTGCTAGTGGATTGGGGATTAGTTAAAATTAGTAATCCAGATTACTTTACAGATTATGCTCCGCTTTCCCAAATCAAAGTTATATCCCACAAAGAGAAAAATGAGTGGATGCTTGAAACAAAGTATAATATTGGCAAGAAAAAATTGACAACTAGCACTAAATAATATATAATAATGCATTCCCGGGATGGGAACAAGGAGAAGGTAACCTTGTAAAAAACCTTCGCCAACCGCTACGCCTTCGGGGTAGTATTATTAACTCGCTTATTTAAGGAGCACACTATGACATATTTTTTAAATAACCTACCTAAAGATTTCGACAAATTTTTTGTAGGATTCGATGATCAATTCAATCGCCTTTCAAAGATCCATGATGATCTGACGAAAGCAATCCCAAACTATCCTCCATACAATATCAAGAAAACAGGCGATAACACTTACGTTATCGAAATGGCTGTTGCTGGTTTTGCTAAACAGGATATCGAAATTGAATTAGCCGATAGTAAGATGATTATCAAAGGCAATGTACAGAATGACGAAGCCGAAGATGCGTTCCTATTTAAAGGAATTGCGAATCGCGCATTCACAAGATCTTTTGCGTTAGAAGATACTGTCGAAGTAAAAGATGCTGCTATGATGAATGGTATGCTAAAGGTTTTCCTGGAGCGTATTATTCCTGAGCACAAGAAGCCAAAGAAAATTGAAGTTAAAGATTCCGAGGCAGAAGTAAAAACAACAAAGAGCAAAAAGCAATTACTTACAGAAGACCCACAAGGTCGTGATCTGTAATTTTTAAACTACTCAAAAGGTAAATAAATGGCAAAAGAACTAGAAGCTCTAGGCGGAGTTGACTCGCCTTCTTTGAGCAATTTTTGGAATTGGGTAAAAAGAACTTTTACCATAACATATCAGGATGAGATTCATTCTTATCTCTCAGACTCTGTAGACTCTGTAGACTTTGATAACAGAATGCGTATATTACAACGAAGAGGTATGATATGAAGAAATTCTTTTTAAGTATTCTTGAAGCAATCCAAGCAATTAAAAAGCACAGAACTGATCCCGGGATTAAGGGTCGGTAAACACGGGGACTTCGGTCCCCTTTTTATTAGGAAATGAAATGATTAAAATTCTTAAACTTGTTACTGGTGAAGAAATCATCGGTGAATTAAACTATACAGAAACAAAGATTGAAGTAACACGCCCTTGCGCTGTTATGTTGATTTCATCTAAGTCAACACCTGATCAACATTCTATGGCATTAATCCCATACGCAGGTTACGCTAAAGATCATACTATTACAGTAGATGAAAGAGCAGTAATTTGGGAAGCAGAGTTAGAAGATTCTGTTTACAATCAATACCAATCTATTTTCGGATCGGGTATTCAAATATTCTCGGAGCAATCTTCTATGGCTCCAAATCACGCATCATTAAATATCGTACAAAACTAATTTCTTTTAGTTAGTCTTACCCGCTCAGTTATGTTTGAAGGACAAGCTCTTGATGTGTTATAATAGGTCTTTTGTATAGGACCTTTATCGCCAGAATTACATTGATATTCGCATACCAAAAGATTGTCTGAGGTTTTTTTACTGATTAGGTTGCATGAAGTTTCTACAACTGTGTAGGGTTTTTCTACTTTATCTTTAGAAGATACTTGTAGTTTAAAGTCAAAATCTACATTTGTTATTAGCGGTGCAACTGCCGCAGAAAAGGCAGCAATGCTCAATACGGTTTTTTTACTAAGCATTGCTGTCCATTAGGTTAAAACCAAAGCCAAATACCTTGACTCAACAGTACCATACCAGCAACAGCAACATACAAACTACCTTTGTACATCTTATTGTTGACTGCTAAAATACTTGCAGATAATAAAA